CAAAAGCATTACCTTCACTCTTTTCACCCTTACCATTCCAAGCAGAATCAATTTTATTAAAGAAAGCTTTCTTTTCTTCATCTGACATTGCATTTATATCTTTACCTGCTTTATCTAAAGCCTTTTGAAAGAATGCTTGATATTCAGATTCTTCTGTCATCACTTCCTTAACTAATTCTTTTAGTCTTTGTCTAGTTATGTTCATATTATAATGTTCTTATTTTTTCTGAAAGATTCATTAATCTCTCTTTTATCTTATGTAAACTCTTATTTGTTCTTTTATAGTAATCTCCTCTCTTAACTCCATTCTCATTCTTTATTTTAGAATACCAGTTAACAAATTTCTCTACCTCACCTAATTGTTGTTTGATAGATGTTATACCCTTACTCATTTTAGATTTAGGAGAACCATCTTCATTTTTGATTGCTAACCAACGATTTTCGTTTAAACTAGCTTCATCATCATCCTTTGCCAATACCATACCGCTCTTATCTGCTATTTCACCAGAATCACTACAATCAGTTGCAGTTGGTTTTATTTCTAATGGTTTTTTAGAATTAGCAGGAACATCGTTCTTCAACCAATCCTTTTCTTCACCAACAATTGTACCACCAGATAATTTAGCTAATTTAGCATTTTTACCAGCAACTTCGGATGGTTTTGAAAATGGTGCACCAGCACTACTTGTTATTCCTTCCTCTAAATCATCAACAACCTCACCACCAGTTACGTTAGCTAATCTTTTGTTTTTCTTTGCAGTGGAACCAGGTTTAGAAAATGCGTTTGGCGTATCATATCCAGCGACTGCACCAGTTCCAGTCATTTCCTCCAATTCCTTTTCGGATTGGATTTCTTTAACTATTGTTCTGATTATTTCTTTTAATCTAGCTTCCATTATTTTAATTTAGATTTTAATTCTTTTATTAACTCATAAGAAAGCATGATAGATGAAACTTGCCCATCGGTTATACTTTTACCCATTTTCATTTTTTCTAAAACAGAAATAGTTTCGGATAACTTAATAGTAGTAACTTTGTCTTGAATTTTTAATTTGATAGATTTTAGTTCAGATACAATATTTGGTAATTCTACCGAAAGGTAATCTTTAAATTTAGATGTATTTGAAATATTGTTTATGTATTCTTTTAACAAATTCTTTTGCTTTGAATCTAAATTTGTATATTTTTTATTGAATGTTTCAACAAGAATCTTATAGGTTAATAATCTTAGGTCTTTATCTTGTTGCTTATAGGATTCGATTAATTTAGTATCTTCTATTTTGTTAGTTTTAGTAGATGGTCTAGCTATAATGTTCTCAATAAGAGTTACTTTAGAATTGAATATATCTTTAATATCGTAGTTTTCGGACTTCTTAGATTCAAATACTTTATATATTGAAGCTAATACTTTGTAGTTAGTTATAGGAGATGAAAGGAATTGCTCTAGTTCAAATTTCTCATTGATTTGCTTAATAAGATTATATTTTTCTTTTACAAGCTTACCTTCATTTAATTTAGCATGTGCTTGAGATACAGTATCTACAAACATTTCTGCTTTTGATTCAGAATTATATTTTTCCTTTAACAATAAATCATAAAGACGTAATTCTTTATTTAATTCAGTACCAGACGCAAAGAATTCTTTTACAATGTTTTTTGCGTTTTCAGTTTTATCACCATTAAGTACTTCCAATGTTATTTGTCTTACTAAAAGCTCAAATAACACCCCGGTATTCTTAACCTTAGAATGTTTTATTTTTTTCATTTATTTCCCTATAATTTAACCTATATCTATAAACTAACACATATAAATATAAACTTTTTAATGTTTATTAAAATTTACTGTCATCTAACAGATTATTTTCATCTAAAAGGTCAGTTTTTTGTGTTTTTTCACTTAAAATCCTCTTTTTTGCTGAAATTCCGTTTATATATTCTCTTGCTAATTTTTTACTTGATTCGATTGAACGAGTTTCTCTCTTTCTCTCTTTCTCATTTTCTTTGTTACCCAATGGGTCTCTACCATATGGATGTTTATCTTTACCATATGTATTTCCCTCTCTTGGTCTACCACCTTTATTATCCACAATCTCCTGCTTCATTTTTTGGATTTCTTCTTCTACATTTTGTTGTTCTGGTGGGTTTGCTGGGTCTTCTCCTTGCTGTTCAATTGAATTGTATCTGAAACGGTCTTTGAGGTCTAATACCATCTTAGCTCTTTCCATATCCATCTCATCTTCACTCATACTGAATACATTGTGGAATACCCAATCAGTAGATAACATATTCATTCCTTTAATATCAGTTGCTAATCTAACTTTCTCACTCCATAAGTTTACCTTCTCTTGCTCATATATTGTAGATGAGTTAGTTAAAGTAAGTTGGAAGTTTGTCATTTCAGCATCATCAATACCTTGTCCAGCTAAGTGAACGATTGCTATCTTATATAATTCACTAACGATTGTTCTTTGAATTCTTTCGATAGTTCTAGCAAAACGAACATCTTCTGCAGCCAATGTAGCTTTACCATTAACGTTCTCATCATACGATAAGTAAGCCTTTGGTACTTTCAATGCTGCAAATAGTTTAGCTTTTAAGTAATCAATATCTTCAACTGCCGCATATTCCAATCCAGCTAAGTTTTCAATAGCCGTGCCACTATCTCCACCTCTAACAGGTAAGAAGAAATCTTCGGTTAGATTCTGAATATTATACTTTAAATTGTAATCACCACTATTTTTATCAACAAATGGAGTTTTCTTCATTTTGTTGATAATTTTTTGCATATAGTTATCAACCTCTTGCGGGTTAATATTACCAATATCAATTTTGAACACTCTTTTTTCAGGTGCTCTCATAATACGATGGATTAACATCGCATCTTCCATAAGGGATAATTGTTTCCATACTCTACGACCATTTTCAATCATAGCCTTACCATATGGAAGAAAGTTTGTATCTGATAGTAAACGGAAGTGAGCCATTTCATAGTTCTCATATTCCTTTTTACCAAATCTATCTAATTCAACTTTAAACTTAACATAGTTTTGGTTCATTGGGTCAGTACCTTCCAATCTTTCCGTATTATATACAGAGTATGGAGTTACGTTAATAATACCCTTACCTTCTGCTATTTCTAATGCTAAAAAGAAATCACCATATTTTACCAAGTTTCTTACCCAAGGCCATAAGTTGAATTCTATATTAACTACATCATAAAATAAGTTATGAAGTATTGCACTTACATTCTCATTTGATGATTTAATTTGTAATACATCACCATATTCATTCTTTGTAGTAGATTCATCAGCGTAAATATCTAATGCCGATGCTATAATTGGGTCATTATCCATAGCATCATAATCTCTAAAAAGTTCTCTACGAACTTGATGATATGCCATTGATTGTGCACCCTGATTTGTCTCATAATAAGACCTTTGTAACTTTGTATATCTATCTCTAAGATTTACGAAGTTTGTATTCATTTGGCGGTCATCAGTATCTACAACTTTACGTTTACCATCTTTATCAACGGTTACGATAGCTTGAGTTGAGAATAATTTCTTTAACCTTCCAAAAAAACTTCTATCATCTATTTCTTGTTCTGCCATAATTTATTATTAATTTCTACAAAATCCTATTTTGACATTATATAACATAAATATCGTAAAATATCAAAACACTACAACCATTGGGATAAATCTTCAAAATCATTCCCAACTCTCATTTTCCAAGGGTTATCATCCATACCATTACCACCACCATATACACCATTGTAAGTATGTGATGTAATACCACCAACTGCGCTTTTGGTTAAATCAATACCCTCCTGTCTTAAACGAAGTGCAGTATCCCTAACCCATAATCCAATTGAAAATGCCATTACCAAGTCATCATTATAACCTTTCATAGCCTCTGCTCTACCATTCATATAAATAAATGTAAATAACTCATCTATCAAACGACTAGAACGAACTATAATTGATTTTTCTCTAAAGTAATCAGTTAATTTAGATATGATTAAAGGTCTAGTTTTAGAAGTGGTTGAAAATCCAGCTACCAATCCTCTATCTTCAGCTCTATATCTATTTGTCATTTGATTTTCAGTATCAATATATTTTAAATCCTTACTCATATAGAATAAGTTTTTATAATCTCTATCAATTACTTGCTGAATTGTAGCCCATCCAATGTTAGCGTTCTCCACCACAAGTAAAGCATCATTATATTCAGTTGAAAGTGCTACTAAGAAATTTCCAAAATCTTTAGTATCAACTTTACCTTTATATTCAGCTATTTGAGTTGCGTTCACAATATCAATTACATGACAAGTAGAATAATCGGCCCCATCACCTCTCGCGACATCGGCCACTACCATATATGATTTTGAATAATCGGCATGTTCCCATTTCCAAAGGTTTCCATCAAATCCACCTTTCTCTATTGGGTCTTGAATATATGTTTCTTTATAGAACATTAGAGTTTCGGGTTCAATTACAGTCTCACCAGAACTTACAAAGTCACAATCACACTCTTGTGCTGCTTTCTTTAATCCTAATAATTCCTCTTGCTGGTCTCTCCATTTTTGGTCTCTTTCAGGATGTACTGTCCAATGTAATCTGATTGTATTGAATGGGTTTCTGCTTTCCTCAGCTCCTAACCAAGTTTGGTGAAACCAATTACCAACACCATTAGGAGTAGATAATGCAATACAACTACCACCCGTTGAAAGTGTTGATTGAGCTGCCACCCAAATCTCATCGATATCATCAATAAAAGCGGCCTCATCAAATATAAGAAGTGATAAGGCTTCCGAACGTCCTGCATCAGGAGATGAAGCAATAGCTTTAATTTGAGAACCATTGTGTAAACGAAGGGAAAGCTTGTTATCCTCCATAGAACCTCCCTTAAGCCAACTAGGAAGCAATTCATGCATCACTCTTACCTTTGTTACTAAGTTCTTTGCAACATCTTGCTTTGTTGCAATAACTAATACGTTAAAATCTGAATTGAATATCATTTTCCAAAGTGCATATCCAGCCGATAAGGTTGAGATACCAGTTTGACGTGATTTTAGGACTATATTAAATCGATTACCATTAAATTGTGTTAGGGTCTTTTCCTGAAATGGGAATAAGTGAAAGGGTATCTTACCTCTCACCGGATGCTGAATCATACAATACTTTTTCATAAAGTGAATCGGGTCTACCGCACACTTTTTGTATTCTTCTGCAATAATCTCTTTTAAAGATTTTTTTGGTGTTATGGGTGCACTCATATTAATCGTTAAGGGGTCTTACTAAATCGTAATTTTTATCTTTTAATTTATCGTAAGCCTCATTTCTTAATTTAGTAGCTTGTTCAATTTCACCTTCAAACTTAACAATCTCCAAAAGTATTTCTGCTTTAAGTTCTTCCACATCCCTCTCCATACTCCAAGTTTCAATTTTACCATCTTCGTGAACTACTTCGTATGTTTGTTTAGCATCGTTATAAGCTTGTTGGAATTGTGCTACCACATCATTGCCATACGCAATCATATTAGAATATATTTTATAATCTTCATATTCTTTCCACAATCCATCATATTTTATTTGGGCTTCTCTTATAGTAAGACAATGTAAACAATATCCAGTTTTAGATAT